GGCCCCTAGAGGCCCCCCCGCGGTGCAAATCGCGTGGTAACGTGGGTAAATTCCCACGCCCGCCTTCACATTGCCAGGGGACACTGCTTCCAACAGTGTATTCTTCTGCAGTGTCCCCGATCCGGCTGACACCGGACCATCCGAAAGGAACAGGAAAATGGCCTTCGTAATCAGTGAACGTCTCCTCGACACCCCAGATGAAATCTTCTCTGGGACTGTCGCTAAGGGAGACCCCACCGTTTACGGGGCCGGCTCGTCCATCGCGATTGGAAATCGCGATCTGCAGGTGACGTACTCGTATCGTACCGAAGCAAAGCCTGAAGAAGGCTCTGCTGAGGATTACGAAACGTGGACCGACGTGTCCCGATCTGGGTTCCGTCAGTTCACTTCGATGTACGATCGCGGACACGAGTTTTGGACGTATAGTCGCAGGGTCTCCGGTAAGGAGAACCGAACGATTCGCGTTCCATACTCGTCGAGTTACGACTACTACTTCAAAGGACCCGCGGTATTTAGCGGGCCCGATGGGCAAGAGTCGTACCCAGTCCCCATGATCGAAAGGATGACCCAGGAGATCATCACTGCCGAAGGGCAGCGACTACTCCTCAAGGCATCCCCGATCACACCCGAAGCTTCACTCGGGGCATTCGTAGGTGAACTCCTAGAGAGCCTTCCGGCTTTCATCGGGGTGGGTGCCATGCGCGAGGGCGCGAACATGTACCGGGGCTTAGGCTCCGAATACTTGAACGTGCAATTCGGCTGGAAACCCTTCATCTCCGAAGTGCAGAAGCTCATGAAGGTCGTTTCGACCTCCACAAAGCGGCTTGCACAGCTCCAACGTGATAGCGGACGAGTTGTCCGTCGCAAGTTCTGGGAGAGCGAGCGTGCTCCGGAGATTAATCTCACGGAGTATAGCCCTTATCCAACCCACCTTCGTGGGATGAATAAGACAAACGCTACGACTCTCTTCGGCTTCACGGACTCCAGCAAGCCAGCTACGGTTTACACCCGCGCTTCAGAGAAGTACGGGTTCGCCGGCGCCATGACCTATTATACAGACATCGGAAACGGTGTTCTGGACAACATGGTCGAGTTCCAGAGGAAGGCTGATGCCCTCCTCGGAGCGACGCTGAACCCCACAGTACTGTGGGAGCTGGCACCCTGGTCCTGGCTCGTTGACTGGGTATCCAATGTTGGCGATTCAATCGCCATCTCGGACCAACTAGGCAACGGGCTTGTGCTGCGGTACGGGTACCTCATGCGCGAAACACGCGTAGACACCCTACTGCAGTCCCCGCTTTTGACATACAGGCCCATATCTGGCAGGCCTGGTAGCGGGGGGGAGACATTCCAACTCTCCAACCTTCACCAACAGGTGATGAAAGAGAGAGTTCGAGCAACTCCTTTCGGATTTGCCCTCCAGGTCGACGATTTCTCGGCGACCCAATGGGCAATTCTGGCAGCGCTCGGGATGACCCGAGCGCCAAAGGTCCTCGACTACAGTCGATGGGCCTAGAAGGACGGAACTGTCAGGTTCTGTTCTCAGTCAGGGAGGCCAACAGGTACTCCCTCCGACAAGTCGAAGGATGCACGCAATGGCTCTCGCCGACCCCCAGTCCCTCACCATCGGTGGCACTGCCACCTCGTTCCCTCGTACGGATGGTCCGAACCCCGGCGTTTTCACGTCGGTGGACGGTACCTCGTCCTTTAAGGTGACGCCCCTTAACGGGAAGCGTCACCGTCGGACTGTCCGTCTCGACTTCTCCAAGATCGCTGCTGACCCCCTCACGGCGGTCAACAAGCGTGTTTCGGGTTCCGTTTACGTCGTCGTCGACTTTCCTGTCGACGGTTTTACGACCACGGACCTCGTGAACCAGGTGAAGGCTCTCTCGGACTGGCTTACCGCCAGCACGAACGCCAACACCATCAAGGTTCTCGTCGGAGAGTCGTGATTACTCCAGAGTGGGCCATGCTTGGCATGGTCCTCTATTTCGGAGTGATCGGAGCGGTGGTGTGGACCCGGGGTATTCCCCGGAAGGGTCGGCACTAGAGTCAGAGCTGAGGATCCACGACCACCTTAGAAAGGGGTGGCATGGTGAAAAGCCTGACAGCATTCTCGCAAGAGGTCCTCAAAGATCTTGGGGACCTGTGCGGCGTCTGCACCGCGCGCGACGAACTTACAGTCGCGCGTAGGGTCGAAGAGGAGGGTGAATCGTTTTTGACGATCACCCTCCCGCAGCTCAACAAGGCCTTTCTCAAGGCCCTTGAAGTTGGGCGGTTTGATCCCTCCACTGCACCGTCTTTCAAGGCGCGTGGCAGTCTCCCTGTCTTTCTGCAGGGTTTCTTGGATCAGATCTTCGACAGGTCTACTGGATGCCTTCGTGACATCACACCTCCTTCGGAGGTTGTCAATTGCGTCCGCGCAATCCATCAGTTCACGGCGATGTTTGCCAAGATCAAGATGGACTGCACTCCCGAAAGGGAGCAGGCCGCGTTTGACGCGTTTGTCACGTGTGACGCTGAAGTCCGAGAGTTCGGCGATAGCCTCTCTCAAACAGAACTCGATCGCTTCGTGAAGGCGGCGACAGCCATCTTCGGGGACGTGTTCTCTCGACTGGACCTTGCGGTCTACGAGGGAGATATCGTCCCGAAGCACGGGCCTGGGTCTACTGCCGAGCGACTGGGAAACAATTCCCGGTATGCTCAGCAAGAATGGACTTCCAGGCTCGAGAGCACGTTCCCGTTTCTTGAAAACGGGCTCCCCAACTACCGTTGGTGGGATGTGCTTGATCAAGTCGACTTCAGGGAACCCTGGGACGAGCGACCCGTCAGGGTCGTATCCGTTCCCAAGACACTCAAGACCCCACGTATTATCGCCATCGAGCCGTCCTGCATGCAGTATATGCAGCAGGGCTTGGCCGAGGTGATTGTGGGCTCCATTCAGGACGACAAGGTCCTGAAGGCTCTGGTCGGCAACCTGGACCAGCTCCCTAATCGGGAGCTTGCCAGGCTCGGATCCCGAAAGAGGTCAGTGGCAACACTTGACCTCTCCGAGGCATCCGACCGAGTGAGTGCGCGGCTGGTCCACGAGATGCTACGCAACTTCCCTCACGCGAGGGAGGCTGTTTTCGCTACTCGAAGCCAGTTTGCGGACGTTCCTGGCCATGGGGTAATTCCCCTAGCCAAGTTCGCCTCCATGGGTTCAGCACTCTGCTTCCCCGTAGAGATGATGGTCTTTATGACCCTCACCGTCATGGGTGTGGCAGAGTCGCTAAGGCGTCCGGTCACCCGTGGGCTCCTAAAGGAGCTTGTGGGGACCTTGCGGGTGTACGGGGACGATATAATCGTCCCCACGCCTACGACGCAAGCCGTGATCGATCACCTCGAGTCCTTCGGACTTTTGGTGAATCGTGGCAAGAGTTTCTCGGAGGGTTATTTCCGAGAGTCTTGTGGAGGGGACTACTACGCGGGTGGGTTGGTAACCCCAATCCGCGTGCGCAGTACGCTTCCCTCGTCACGGCTCCACGTTTCAGAACTGATCTCCTGGGTGTCCCTTCGCAACCAGCTTTGGGAAGCTGGTGGCGGGGGCGCATTCCTCCGGTCTATCGACTGGATCGACGGTCTTGTGAAGCCGCTCTTGCGAGCGTATCCACAGGTTCCGCCTGGGAGCTCAATCCTTGGGCGTTGGAGCTATCAGCCTCAGGTTGACGGCTTCAGCTCTGACACATTCGTTCCCCTTGTCAGGGCCGAGTGTGTCGAGTCACGTCTGCCTCTCGATCAGATCGAGGGACATGCAGCGCTCATGAAGTTCTTCCTCAAAAGAGGTGACTTGCCAGTTCACCAGAGGGAGCACTTGGAACGTGCAGGACGTGCCGTGTCAGTCCGCATGAAGACACGGCTAGTTCCCGTACAACAGTACGGGAAGGGCGCTTAGTGCGCCCTGCCGGGACATAGTCCCGTGGGGCCTTAAGCAAGCCCCCCGGGAGATGCAATTCTGAAGAGGG